ATCTAATGAATGGAAAAGATTGGCAAGAATTTAAAAAGCAAAATAAAATTAAGATAGAATGATAATCTATATTGATATTGATGACACAATCTGCACTCTATTAGAGCCTCTGAATTATAAATCAGCCAGACCGATTTTAGAAGCAATTGAAAAAGTAAATCGGCTGTATGATTCTGGAAATACTATAGTATTCTGGACAGCAAGAGGGACCGTTAGTGGAATAGACTGGAGGGAATTAACTGAGTGTCAATTAAAGACATGGGGAGTTCAGTATCACGAGCTTAAATTTGGAAAACCTGCATATGATCTATTCATAGACGATAAGAATATAAATTCAAAGGATTGGTTAAACTAGAGAAAATATTAGTATTAGGAAATGGTCCTCAGATCAATGACATTAACTTTGAATTATTAGATCCTCGAATAAAAACATTCGGAGTAAATAGAATTTGGTTAAAGCATTACCCTGATTATTTCTTTTTTCAAGATCACCCGATTATCAGGGAGCTCGATGAGAACCCTATTCATAAAGCTAAATTAATTGGCAGGAGTGAATGTTTTTCCAGTGATTGGCTTAGAAGAACATATCGAAACATTCCTAAATGGTTGACCACCTATGAAAGATCAGATAAAGGAAGATTTCCAGATTCAGTATCGGGTGGTCTTAGAATGTTATCTAAAACCACTTTTTATATTGCAGGGGTTAATCTTAGATGGATAGAACCTAGTCATTTTTGGAAAGATTTAAATCATCCGTCTAGTAATAGGTACGGAAAAGCATGGTATGATGTGAGATTTGATAAAATGTTCAATAATTTTAAAAATCTACAGTCTCTAGGCTTTAATATGGTCTCAGTTACTCCAGATTCTCTTCTCAATAAGATTATGAGATTTGAAAATATAGAAAATCTATATATTAAATCGGAATAGACTTTAGGAGCCCATCAAAGGTCTTTAAAGTATCAAATATCGCCAATACTTCTTCTGGAAGTTTAAACTTAAGCTCTGAGCTCAATTTTATAATAATCCCAAACGCAATTACAGCAGATGCTAAAATAATACCCAAGCTTGCTTTAATTTGTCTAGCTAAATTTATTGAATATACCGGATTAGGAGCTCCAGGCGGAACAGAAATTGAAGGTGGAAGAGCAATATTTGCAATAGTACTAGCAACTGTATCTGGAATAGTCTTTACACTTTTTAAAAACACGTCGTACTGCTTTTTAATGTCAGCTATACGTTCATCAACATAATCATCCATGCTCTCTTTATATTTTTCAATGATTTTTAGTTGATCTGCCTTTGCTTTTTCTTTAGCATCTTCCTCTGACATGCCTGCTTCTATATCTTCATTGATTCCTCTTTGAATATCATCAAATTGTTTCTTTAGAGCAGGTTCCTTTGATGCTAAAATAACTATGATAGCGTCTTTATTTAACCCTGGTATTTCAGGTCCCGTTGTTTCTAAAAAGAGCTTCTTTTGATCCTTTATTGCCTTAATGTCAGGATCTTCTTGCTCGTCCTCCGGTACATATTTAGGATAAGATTTACCATTGACATAGAATCCATAATTTCTAGATTGAGCCTTTAGGGATTCCCTAACTGCCTGTATTCCAGTATACTCAACTCCGTCAATTGTTTCGGTATAATCAAGCGCAAAGGTTTGAACTTCGATCAATCTAATTTTATATAGGATTGTTACTTCAATGGTTGCCTCTTTGGTTACCTTTGGAATAAATACATAGGGATTAATAGCCATATTTTAATTATTTAACTTTAACTTTTTTACTTAAAACAATCTCTGTTAGTGGCAATGTTGGTGGTGTATTAGGAGCAGGGTGTGAATGAGAATTAAATGCTTCTAGAAAGGCATCTCCTTTAATTACTGATTCTACTGCATCTGTACCTAATTCTATCCTAGGAGATTCAACAATTACTTTATTAGTGCTCTTAAGTCTGATATTATTATTTAAATCAATATTAATAAATGTATCTTTTATGGATATTGTCATTCCTTTATTAGGAGTAAACCATATCTTTAATTGCTCGTCACTATCAAATAATAAAATATGTGAACCTTCATATTCTGAATTAAGTTCATCCTTGACATCCTGAGCAAGCTCGTGGATTGAATAATATTCAGGAGAATAGATATTACCGTTGTTAAATTTAACAATTACCATTGCCCCCTTTTTAGGAATTGATATAGATCCTGCACCATTAGCTCCAAAGATCGTACTTTTTTGAGCTGGATATGCCCAAGGCAGATCCTCGGTTGCAATAGCATCTTCGTGCATGCTAATTACTCGTACTTTGCATCTGCCCTCCTTTCTAGGATCCTGTATATCTTCTACTACTCCCATGAATACCCTATTTACGTATTCATCTTCAGATTTATTTACTTCTCTATTGCTTATCATAGTTATTCGTATATATTGCCATTAGGCTCTGGCGGTCTATTAGGTACTTTGTCTCCATTTGAAGCATATCCAATCGTATTTGCATCTCCTAAATCAGTTACGGGAGGTTTTGGTTTATCCGGCCCATATTGCTTTCCTCCAGAAGGAGCAGGTCTATTAGGTACCTCGTCTCCATTTGAAGCATATCCATAAGGGTGAACTTCTCCTAAGTTATCAATAGGAGGATCAAATAGACTAACTGCTGCTGCGAGTGCAGTATTTATACCAGTTGCATTTCCTATACTAGCCAGGCTCTCTTTTGCCTTTCTACCAAATTCACTTGGTGAATCGTTTTTAGATTTATTACCTGAACCGAAGGATCCTATTCCACTAACTAAATTCTGACCTGCAGAAAAAATTGCGCTGGCTGATGATTCTAAGAGGGCCGCCTGCTGTCTTTCACCCCAAGTTGTTTTGACGTCTGTTTTTACATTATCATCATACACAACAGTACCGTCCCCAAATTTAGCCTCTTCTTCAACATAACCAACCTTGATTTTAAATTTATTACTTTCTGCAGTCCTGCTTTGTCCGCCAACGGTTAAATCACTACTGATTGGTAGTGAGTCTGAAAAATCAAATTCACATTGGCGACAGCTAAATTTAATGTATCCAAATTGTTTGAATACACTTGCTAATTCTAATCCTGCCTGTCGATTTCCACCTATTGCTCCGGCTAATCCCGACACAGTATTTGCAGTTTCTCTAATTGAAGTAACTGCATTTCCAATAGCCGCTGTATTTACTCCGGTTAATTGAGCAATCGCACTTGCAGCTTGCGGGAGTCGGTATCTAAGATTTCTAAATTCAGCTAAATATATGTCCATTGAAAACCATCTTAAATTATCAGGAACTCTTTCTCTTCTAAATTTTAAATCATATATTGAATTTCTATATAGAGCTGCTAATTCAAATATTCTAAGATCTACTGCTTCAAGTGTCTTAACCTCTAATGTTACGTCTTTTGCTCTTTCACCTAAACTAACATTACTAGATGCTTTAAACATTGCAGGTATACCAGTAATGGATTGAAAATACCAAGGTGCATCAAACGTTAGATATCGTAATATTTCCTTAAATTGTTTAATTCCTGCCGCCTGTGCAGTATACCCCCTGTTTTTTAAAAATTGCATTGCATTGTTACCAGCGGTGCTATCTTCTTCAGTAAAGTTTCTCTCATCAAACAGGGGACTGTCCCATAGTCTAGATTCATCTATTATCGATACGGTCGAGGGGGCAGTAGATTCAAATTTAAAATCAATTGCAAATGTTAAATAGGTAGGCTCGTCAAATTGGTCTGATATTCTGCCTTTTCGAAATGTATCTACCTTTAATTCTGTTCCTAAAAAATTATGTGGCATAATTATAAGTTTTTTCTACTAACCAATTCATTCTTTTCATATGAAATTCAGTTCTAAATGGACCGAATTTATCAGTTGAGTCATATAGGATCCGTACCCCGGAATTATAATAAGTTCCACTTAAATAAGGATCTATTATAATATTTTGTAAATCGTTTGATTCAATATCCCTATTCTCTCCTCTTATTCTTTCATAGAGGTAGGATTCTTGATCTATTGCCTGCTGTATCGTCTTAAATATATTTATTGGCACAGATGCTCCTCTAACTATTTGAAAATTTACGCCTAGGGTTTCTATTTTTAATTTCACTTTATTTAATTCAGCTAGGTTGTGATCATTTATTAATGCGGCACCATTCCATTCTCGATGATTGTTGCCATAATCAATGCTCATCCATTGCTTAATTAAATTATCTTGTAATATTTTATCTTTAGGTATTAGCCTAGACGCATCATCCTGCCCATTAATCTTAATC